TTGGGTGATGCTTCAAGAACATTGGATGCTTATGAACTTGGAAACCAGCTTGATGGTATTTATAACGGGGTTGACACAACAGCACTTAATACAGCAGCTATGAAAGATTCAATGGATGCAACAGAAGAAGAATTGAAATATTTGCGGGATATAGCTGAACAAGAGGCGATAAACCGCTTTACAACCGCGGAAATCCGCGTTGAAATGCCTGTTAACGCAAACATTTCAAGCGAGCTTGATTTAGACGGAATTGTGGCGTACTTAGAAGAAACCGTTTATGAAACAATGGCTGTTGCGGCAGAAGGGGTGCATATTTAATGCCATATTATGTATTTTTAGACGGGGTGCAACTGCCTGTTGCCCCGTCTAAAATTTCCATGAAGATAAAAAATCAAAATAAAACCATAAATTTAATAAACGGTGGTGAATATAACTTATTAAAAACGCCTGGGCTTACGGAATTCTCTTTTGAGGCTTTACTCCCGCAGGTAAGATATCCTTTTGCTACATACCCTGAAGGCTTTAAAGAGGCTTATTATTATTTAGACAAACTTGAAAAGCTTAAAATTGGGAAAAAACCTTTTTGGTTTAAAGTTGTGAGGGCTTTGCCCAGTGGAAAACTTTTATTTAATACAAATTATCTTGTGTCATTGGAAGACTATGAAGTGACAGAAGACGCAAAAGAAGGATTTGATGTTAAAGTTAAAATAAATCTAAAACATTTTCGGGAATTTGGTACAAAATACATTAATATTGTAAATCAAAGCAATACAGAGGCTGCATCCCCTGTGGCAGTTGTAACGGAAGAACGCCCTGTGGAAAACCCGCCCACACCAAAAACTTATGTGGTAAAAAAGGGTGATTGCCTTTGGAATATTGCAAAAAAATATTTAGGCAATGGTGCAAGGTACACAGAAATTTATGAGCTAAACAAGGACAAAATCAAAAACCCAAACCTTATATATCCAGGGCAAGAGCTTATTTTGCCTGATTATTAAGGGGTGACGGAATGGTTGAATTAATAATACATAACGGGGACAGCATGTATGCTCCACTGGTTGAGGAAGGCATAACATTAGAATGGCAAAGAAAAGGGGTTCCTGGAAAATTAGAGTTTGCAGTTTATAAAGATGAAAATATTAGCTTTCAGGAAGGCGACCCTGTCCGCTTTACGGTCGATGGCCATAATACGTTTTATGGTTACATTTTTACAAAAAAACGCAATAAAGATAATTTAATTAAAGTTACTGCTTACGATCAGTTAAGGTATTTAAAAAACAAAGATACTTATATTTATAAAGATAAAACGGCAACAGAATTAATTAAGATGATTGCAGAAGATTTTAAACTATATATAGGGGTATTGGAAGATACTGGGTATAAATTAAGCCGAAAAGAGGACAATAAAACTTTATTTGATATTATACAGGACGCACTGGACGAAACAGTTAAAGGCAGTGGGAAATTATATGTTTTATATGACAATTTCGGAAAACTGACATTACAGAATATCCAAAACATGAAACTGGATTTGCTCATTTGTGAAGATACTGCGGAAGATTATGATTACACTTCTTCTATAGATACAAATACATATAATCAAGTTAAGTTAACTTACGAAAATGAAGAAACCGGCAATAAAGATGTTTATATTGCAAAGGATAGTAGTAGCATTAACCGTTGGGGATTGCTTCAATACTTAGATACCTTGCAAGACGGTGAAAACGGTCGAGCAAAAGCAGATGCACTATTGTCTTTATATAACAAAAAGACACGTAATTTAGACATAAAAGGCGCTTTTGGTGACATACGGGTAAGAGCGGGATGTTCTTTGCCCATTATTTTAAATATTGGGGATATAGCTGTGCAGAATTATATGATAGTGGATAAAGTAAAACACAAGTTTGATTTGAACAATCATACAATGGATTTGACTTTAATCGGGGGTGATTTTGTTGCCTAATTTAGTTGAACTGATTAAAAAGGCTGCAGTAGACGCAGTTGAGGCGGCAAGCCCAGTAAATGTTATGTACGGCACGGTGATGAGCGTAAATCCTTTAAAAATTAGTTTGGAACAAAAATTAATACTTGATGAAGATAGTTTAGTTTTGTCAAGCTTTGTACGGGATTTTGATGTTGAAATGTATGTGGACCATGAAACTGAAGAAGCAGGTGGGGAATTATCATTACATAAACACAAATACACCGGGGCAAAAAAATTTAAAGTAAATTTGGGTTTGAAAGAAAATGAGAAAGTAATACTTGTAAGAATGCAAGGCGGGCAGAAGTATCTTGTCCTTGATAGAATTAGGCAGGTGGTTTGATGATACCCCAAACAAGTGTTGATTTAAGACGGGATTTTGTATTTAAGGAACTGCCGAGTAAGACTTATAAGCTAAATATAGACTCAAACAACATAATCGGCTTTACGGATGGCCTAGACGCAATGCGGCAGGCTATTTTTTTAATGTTAAATATTGAAAGGTTTGAATATTTGATTTATTCATGGAATTACGGCATTGAGCTTAAGGATTTGTTTGGAAAGCCAATGCCCTTTGTTTTGTCCGACCTTCAAAGGCGCATAACGGAGGCGTTGAAGCAGGACACGCGGATTTTAGATGTTTTGGATTTTGATTTTTCGGTTGATGGAAGAAAAGTTTATGTAACATTTACGGTAAAAACAATTTTTGGTGATATTGACGCCGAAAAGGTGGTGGATGTTTAATGTATGAGAATATAACTTATGAAAAGATACTAAAGCGCATGCTGGAAAAAGTAACCGCCCAAAACCCAAACATTGACTCAAGGGAGGGGTCAATAATTTATAATGCATTAGCCCCTGCCGCTGTGGAAATGCAAAATATGTATATCGCGCTGGACACAATACTAAATGAAACTTTTGCGGACACGCAGTCACGGGAATATTTAATAAAACGGTGCGCGGAGCGGGGAATTACGCCCTATCCTGCCACAAAGGCAATTTTAAAGGGTGAATTTAACATTGATGTGCCGCTCGGAACAAGGTTTTCGCTTGAAAACACTTCCCTAAACTACACAGTTATTGAAAAAATAGCCTATGGTATATTTAAACTTGAATGCGAGATGGCTGGGACAATAGGTAATTACAATTTTGGCTCTTTAATACCTATTGAATACATAAATGGGTTGCAATATGCAAAACTTACAGAGCTGCTAATTCCGGGTAAAGATGAAGAAGATACTGAAAGTTTGCGAAAACGGTACTTTGCAAGCTTTAACGAGCAAGCTTTTGGCGGTAATATACAAGATTATAAAACAAAAGTAAATGCGCTTGCGGGCGTAGGCGGCGTAAAGGTTTATCCAGCATGGAATGGTCCGGGGACTGTGGGGATTGTTATTATATCGAGCGAATACAAAGCCCCAACACAAGAGTTAATAAAAACAGTCCAAGAAGCGGTTGCCCCGACTCAAAACCAGGGTCAAGGGGTAGGAATTGCGCCAATTGGACATATTGTAAAGGTAAATGGGGTTACACCTTATAGCGTTTGTGTAGAAACAAAAATTACTTTTAAAAGCGGGTATAGTTTTGATGATGAAAACGTTAAAGCTTCAATTGAAAGTAAAATTGATGAGTATTTTATGGATTTAAATAAAACGTGGGCAGACAGTGACCATATAACAGTGAGGATAAGTCAATTGGAGGCAAAGCTTTTGGAATTGACTGAAGTAATTGAAGATGTAAAAGGTACGAAATTAAATGGTGAAGAAAAAAATAAGGAATTGGGTCCAAACGAAATTGCTGTAAGGGAGGAAATAGTAGTTGGATAGGCATTTAATTGATTATTTACCTCCTATTTTGCGCGGTGTTAGGGAATATATATATCTTTTTACCACAGAACAAAACGAAATTGAAACTTTGTGGAATGCAGTAGATGACGCCTTTTCCGACCAATTTATAGCTGACGCAACGGTAAATGGGGTAAAGCGGTGGGAAAAGATTTTGGGTATTAAGCCAAAAGTTACCGATAGGCTGGAAGATAGGAAATTTAGGATTTTAGCCCGGCTTTCTGAGCAGTTGCCTTTTACATTAAAAACACTTGAACAACAACTGATAAGTTTATGTGGGGAAGGAAACTTTAAAATTGAAGTTGACAATCAAAACTATCTTGTAATTGTAAGACTTGCCTTGACTTCACAAGAGGTGCTTAATAATCTTGCAGCTTTGCTAAACCGCATAGTTCCGGCAAACATGGTTATTGATTTAAAATTTAAATATAATAAACACTCTATGTTTACAGATAAGGCATACAGCCACTATCAATTAAGATCATACACCCACAACCAATTAAGAAATGAGGTGAACACATTTGGCAGACAAAACTTTCAATTACTCTTTGATCAAACCATCAGCAGACGATTTTTATGATATTGATGTGCAAAACCAAAACATGGATATTATTGATACACAGCTTAAAATATTAGCTGATAGTGTAGCAAACGTTGAAAAAACAACAAATAAAAATAAACCTAATGGATATTTGGGACTCAATGCAAATGGTAAATATGACAGTACAAAAGATATGCGAATGGGCGTTTTATCATATACAATGAAAAATGATGAAGATGTATTAGATTTATCATTATATACCCCTAAATATGTACACTTAGTTAGTACTGATGTGATCTATGGGCATGTAACATTACCACAAGATGTTCCAACAGGGTGGGATGTTACAATTAAAAGTGATATCGACGCCGTAGTAACAAGTGGTACCTTTAATTACACAATGTATCGAAATGAAAGTTATTTATTCGTTAAATCCGAATCAGGATACCATGTATTTATCGTAGATGCTTTTGATACTTTATTTACTTTATTTTTTAATTGTGAATTTAAACAAAACAAAGGCGAAGCTAATGGATATGTACCATTAGATAACAATAAATTAATACCGATTGAATATATACCACAAAACAAACTTACGCAAAATTTTGCTAACGTTATTGTAAATGAAACATCTGGTGTAAATATATCGGTTTCGGATGTACAAGAATATACTAACGCACGAAGCTTAATAATTGATGGCAAAACTGTGGAAGACCCCGCTATAAACTTAATATCTCAAACTGATTTTGGTTATAGTGGTCAATACGAGGATGGTTGGCATGTGACAACTGAATTTGGCTATCAATCACGCAGGTTTGAGATGTATAATAATCAAACCGTCAACGAGTGGGGGTCAAACAGCGCATACAGAATATATCTTGAAACAAACGAAGGTGTGTACCCGCAGTATGCATGGGGTGGCACTACTGTATTTACACAAGTAGGGAAAAAATATAGATTTAAGTTAAAAGTAAAAAATAATAATAATACCGACGTTATAATTATGGGAGGATCTAGAACAATTGCGACAATACAACCAAATACATATAAAATTATTGATTGGTCTTACATCGAAGATTTAAGTGATGTATACTTATGGTTTGGTTTTTACAGTCCTAATGGCATAATCGATATATTTGTTGAAGACCCCGCAATATTTGCCTATACTCCAAAATCTGCAGACAATCCCTATAAACCTATAGGCGTTGGCGAAAGTGGCAATATTACAACAATTGTTAAAACACCAAACTTAATATCTAATGCTGATTTTTCAAATGGCACTACGAATTGGGGAAGTGGCGGAGGGGTTTTGTCAGTAGAAAACGGGTGGCTAAAAGCATACCACTCCTTAACTGTAAGTCCCTCTACCGTTGTATTTCAAGATTTATCAATGAGTATACCTGCTCAAACGAAATTATTTGCAAGAATAAAAATGAAAGTAACTCATACAAATTCAAGCTATATTCGGTTGTATTTAGCTGGTACGGATGAAGCAGGAACAGATACCAGTTTTGCTTTCGAGAAAATATCTACCCTTGAAGCAGGAAAAGAATATGTCCTTTATGGCAAAATTACTACATCAAAAGATTTTGCGAAAATATCTTATAGGGCGCAGCAGGTTTTTGACTCTGGTGATATTGCTTTAGGAAGTAGTTTATATATTAAAGATTGCTTATTGATAAACATGGGTTCAAACGAAAGCAATCCTTTATATAATTTGACAGCAGATGAAATGAACGCAAAATATCCTGATTTTATGCCCTACGGAGAAACAGTGTATGAAACAACCTTGCCCGCACCTTTGTATGCTTTGTCAGATAGTAAAAAGGATTATGTGGACATAACAGAAGGCAAGGTATATAAAATTACAAATAAAATCGTGTGCGACGGAAGTGAAAATTGGGGGCTAACATCATCACAACCAAGCGATAATAGTTTAGCCCGTTTTGGATTAACTAGAAGTAATTTTGCATCACAAGCATTAGGTATTTATTCCCACGGCAATTGGTTTGGTAATATGTTTGTTTCCCACCCTGAAGGTGCTGGGGTTTCTGGTACTCAAATAGTTGTACATATCGCAAAAGCGAGGATGCAGGGTTGGGATGACAGTATGACCAATACCCAAAAAGTAAACCTTTTTAAAAACTGGTTAGCAAGTCAAGTTTTGCTTGGGCAACCAGTTACTTTTGTGTACGAATTAGACATACCACAAACACTAACTATTACACCACAAATCATTCCGTTATATACACCGGCAACAATTATTTCAACTTCAGACGAATTACAGCCTAATATTAAACTTACATATAACAGGGATAGCAATAAGGTTATAGCAGACTTACAGAACCAAATTAATCAATTAAAAAGTGCTTTAGCGCTATTATAAGGGGGATATAGTATGTTTAACGAACGTGAATTTTTAATGAAAATTTTTAGGGATATGGTAGGTAATGAACTTGACTACAAAGTAAGACAAGGATCGTTAAACTGGTATGAAAAAGGAGTATTGACAAAAGAAGACCTTGAAGAAATCGACACATTAATTGACATTAAAAATACACCGCCAGAATCAGAAACTATCCCTGATGAAGAAACCGAAGAAACGGAGGTATAATCTATGGATAGGTCAGCTAATATAATAAAAATTATATGGGGCGGCATTATTGCCGTCCTTAATTATTTATTTGGAGGATTTGATATGGTGCTTGATATTTTATTAGTCCTAATTGCCATAGATTATGTTACCGGCATTATAAGTGCCATATATAATAAAAATTTATCCTCCGCTATCGGTTTTAATGGTTTATTAAAAAAAGTTGGTATATTAGCCATTGTGGCTGTTGGACATATGGTTAGCATAGGGCTAAACATAGCAGAAATACGCTCTTTAGTAATTGGATTTTACATAGCCAATGAAGGTATCAGTATATTAGAAAATGCAGGGCGAATGGGCATACCTTTACCAAATAAATTAATGGATGTGCTAGCACAACTGAAAGAAGGAGGGGAGAATGATGACTAAAATCATACTAGATGCAGGACATGGCGGAAGCGACACCGGAGCAGTAGGGAATGGATTGAGAGAGTCCGACATTGCATTAAGCGTGACCCAAAAAGTAGGAAATATACTTAAATCTTCGGGAGTTGATGTTATCTATACCCGCACCACCGACACAAAAGTGGAGTTATCCACAAGATATACACAAGCCAATAACGAAAAGGCTGACTATTTTATATCAATTCATGCTAATGCGGGCGGTGGAAGTGGGACGGAAACCCTAATCTATAAACTAGGGAACAAGGCTGAACCGTTGGCACGAAAAATACAGTCAGCCATTGTAGAAAAGTTGTATACAAAAAACAGAGGTATCAAGGAAAGACCGGACTTGGCAGTGTTGAAGCACACTACTATGCCGGCTATTTTGATTGAGTTAGCGTTTGTGGATAACGTAAATGACGCTTATTTGCTAAAACACAAACAGACCGAATTTGCCCAAGCAATCGCGGACGCAATTTTGTCTTATTTGGGCATATCAACCCAAACTAATAGGTACAGTAATGATGAGACTGTACATAATTTAATTTCCGACGGGATTACCACAGTGGAAAACAAAACCTATTGGGAAAACGCGCTAAACGATAAAATCCCAATTAAGGCAAGCTATGTGAGGGCACTGCTTGACAGGTACCATGAAAAATTAAACAAATAA